ATGGCGTTGACGATTGCCAGGGGGAACCAGCGGCGACGACAGATACGACAGGTGGCGACCCGCGGCTGGACCAGCGAGAAGCGGCAGACCTTTCTCGACTTGCTGGCGGTGACCTGCAACGTCCAGCTGGCCTGTGCGGAGACCGGCATGTCGAAGCGCGGCGTCTATGCGCTGCGTCGCCGCGATCCTGAGTTCGCCGCGCTTTGGCGCGAAGCCCTGCTGATGGGCTATGACCGGCTGGAGGAGCGGTTGCTGCGGCAGGCGGGTGCCGGCGTGAACGATGTGGCGTTCGGCGCCGGCGACGAGCCGGAGGGGCCGCTCAATGCCGAGCTGGCGCTCATCCTGTTGCGCAACCATCGCCCGACGGTGGAAGGCCGGCGCAAGCGGCCGGCCGGCCCGATCCGCCGCGCGACCCGGGAAGAGGCGGAGGCGGCGCTGACCAAAAGGCTGGATGCGCTGGAGAAGCGGCTGAAGGCGGAAAAGGGGCGGTGAGCGATCCGCTGGAGCGGCTGGCGCTGCTGGCGCCGAAGGACCGCGCCTGGGTTATGGAATGCCTCTCCGACGGCGAGTTGCGCGTCCTGAACGAATGGTGGGAGCGCTGGGCGCACAAAGGCCAGTTCTGGCCCAAGGGCGACTGGCGGGTGTGGCTGATCCGGGCGGGCCGCGGCTTCGGCAAGACGCGGGCGGGCGCCGAATGGGTGAGCCAGATGGCCCGCGACGTGCCGGGCGCGCGGATCGCGCTGATCGGCGCGACGCTGGAGGATGCCCGGCGGGTGATGGTGGAGGGGCCTTCCGGGCTGCTGGCGGTGGCGTGGGAGGGCGAGACGCTCGAATGGCGGGCGTCGGCCGGCGAACTGGTGTTCGGATCGGGCGCGCGGGCGCTGATCTATTCCGCCGAGGCGCCGGAGAAGTTGCGCGGGCCGGAACATGATTTCGCCTGGGCCGACGAACTGGCGAAATGGCCGGCAGGCGGCGGCGACGCGGCCTGGGACAATCTGATGATGGGCATGCGCCGCGGCGCGCAGCCGCGCGTGGTGGTGACGACGACGCCGCGGCCGGTGAAGCTGATGCGGCGGGTGATGGCGCTGCCGGGCGTGCGCGAGACGCGTGGGCGGACGCGCGACAACCTGCATCTGCCGCGCAGCTTCGTCGAGGCGATGGTGGCGGATTATGCGGGCACCCGGCTCGGACGGCAGGAGCTGGAAGGCGAGATGATCGACGACGTGCCCGGCGCCTTGTGGCCCCGCGCGCTGATCGAGCGGCAGCGGCGGACGCTGGACGTGCCGCTGCTGCGGGTAGTGGTCGGCGTCGATCCGCCGGCGGGGACCGAGGGCGATGCCTGCGGGATCGTCGCGGTGGGGCTGGGCACCGACCGGCATGGCTATGTGCTCGCCGATGCGAGCGTGGCGGGGCGCAGCCCCGAAGGCTGGGCCGCGGCGGTGGCGGCGTGCGCCGCGCGGTTCGAGGCCGAATGCGTGGTGGCGGAAAAGAACCAGGGCGGCGCGATGGTGGAAAGCGTGCTGAAGGCCGCCGAAACGGGCCTGCCGATCCGGCTGGTGCATGCCAGCCGGGGCAAGAGCGTGCGGGCCGAGCCGGTGGCGCTGCTCTACGAAAAGGGCGTGCTGTGGCACGCCGATGTGTTTGCGGCGCTGGAAGAGGAGATGGCCGGGCTGCAGGCCGCCGGGGGCTATCAGGGGCCGGGGCGCTCGCCCGACCGGGCGGATGCGCTCGTATGGGCGGTGACCGAGCTGATGCTCGGGCGGCGCGGGCAGGCGGCGGTGCGGGTGGTGTGAGGGCGCGCCTTTTCGCCGGTCCTTCGGAGAGGAGGGCCTGACGGGACGGCCCCCCTTCGGCGCGGGGATTTGCTTCACGGGAGACAACCAATGCGAAATTGCGTGGCGGCGGGGCTGCTGGCTCTGCTGACGGGCGCGTGCGCGCTCGATGGGCAGACCGGAATTGTGGTGGGCGCCGGCGTGACGGTGGCGGTGAACGACCGCGACGGCGACGGGACGCTCGATGCCGCCGAGGTGCAGGCGCTGGTCGAACGGGTATTCCCGCCCGACAAGCTGACCGGCGGGTTCTGGGACGGCATGCGCACGAGCCTCACCGCCGCCTATTGGGCACGCGACCTGGACCGGGATGGCAGGCTGAGCGCGGCGGAGCTGGCGCGATGAGGTGGTTCGGGCGCAAGGCCGCGCGCGAGGGGCAGCGGCCGGCCTTGGCGCGCGGCGGCTGGGGCAGCTTCGGCGACTGGCCGCGCAGCTATGAGGTGCAGCTGCGCGAAGGCTATTGCCAGAACCCGGTCGCGCAGCGGGCGGTGCGGCTGGTGGCGGAAGGCGTGGGCGGGGCGCCGCTCGGCGGATCCGATCCGGCGCTGGTGGCGCTGGTGGCGGCGCCTTCCGGCGGGCAGCGGCTGCTCGAGACGCTGGCCGCGCAGTTGCTGCTCCACGGCAATGGCTATGTCCAGGTGCTGACCGACGGGGCGGGGGCGGTGCAGGCGCTCTATGCGCTGCGGCCCGAACGGGTGACGGTGGAGCCCGACGCGCAGGGCTGGCCGGTCGCCTATCGCTATCGGGTGGGGGAGCATGTCACGCGGCTGGCAGCGGACGATGGCGGGCGGCCGCAGATCGTGCATCTGCGTGCCTTTCATCCGGCCGACGATCATTATGGGCTCGGCTGCCTGGATGCGGCGGCGGGCGCGATCGCGATCCACAATGCGGCGACGCGGTGGAACAAGGCGCTGCTCGACAATGCGGCGCGGCCCAGCGGGGCGCTGGTCTATGATCCGGGCGATGGCTCCACGCTGGCGCCCGACCAGTTCGCCCGGCTGAAGGACGAGATGGAGGCCGGGTTCGCCGGCGCCGCCAATGCCGGACGGCCGATGCTGCTGGAAGGCGGACTGAAATGGCAGGCGATGAGCCTGACGCCCGCCGACATGGATTTCGTGGGGCTGAAGGCGGCGGCGGCGCGGGAGATCGCGCTGGAGTTCGGCGTGCCGCCGATGCTGCTCGGGCTGCCGGGCGATGCGGCGTACGCCAATTACCGCGAGGCCAATCGCGCGCTGTGGCGGCAGGCGATCCTGCCGGTGGCGGCGCATCTGCTGGGCGGGCTGGCGCAGGGACTGGCCGCCTGGTTTCCCGGCGCGACGCTGGCCGTGGATGTCGATCGGGTGACGGCGCTGGCCGAGGATCGCGAGCGGCTGTGGCGGCAGGTGGCGGGTGCCGATTTCCTGACCGACGACGAGAAACGCAAGCTGGTGGGGTTGCCATGAACGACGGGACGATGCTGGGCGAGCTGATCGCGCAGGCCGAGGAGGAAGGCGCCGAGCTGACGACGCTGCGCGCCATCGCCGAAGAGGCGGGGACGGTGGGCGCGGATCGCGCGCTGGCCCGGCTGGGGCTGGAGGATCCTGGCGCCGCCAAGGACATGGCCGAGCTGCGCGAGTTGCTCGGCGCGTGGCGGGATGCCAAGAAATCGATGATCAAGGCGGTGATGCAGTGGCTGGGCCGCACGCTGGCGGCGCTGGTGCTGGTGCTGCTGGCGATGCGGCTGGGCTTTCCCGGCTGGCTGAAATGAGCGTGCGCTTCGCGGGCTATGCCGCGGTGTTCGATCGCGCGGATCGCGGCGGGGACGTGGTGCGGCCCGGTGCCTTTGGCGCGGTGGCGCCGGTGCCGCTGCTCTGGCAGCATCGCGGGCCGCCGGTGGGCACGATCGAGGCGATCGGCGAGGATGCGCGTGGGCTGCGGGTGCTCGGCCGGGTGGACGATCCGAAGCTGGCGGCACTGGTCGCCAGCGGCGCGGTGGCGGGATTGTCGTTCGGCTACCGGGTCCAGGCGGCAAGGGCCGGGCGCCTGCGCGAGCTGACCGCACTCCGCCTGATCGAGGTGAGCCTGGTGGCGGAGCCGATGCAGCCGCTGGCGCGGGTGCACGCGGTCGGCTGATTTTTTTTCGAGGGTTTTGGGTGGGTTGCCCGGCGGATGCAGGTCCGCGCGGGGCCTTTGGCGTGGGAGAAGATCATGGACGAACTGGAAACGAGCTTCGAGCAGGTGGCGCTGCCGCCGGTACCGCCGGTGCGGCCGATGCTGGCCGGGGGGCGGCCGGTGACGAGCGCGGCGTTCGACGGCTATCTGCGCGGCGGCGTGGAAACCAAGGCGCTGTCCGGCGCGAGCGGTGCCGAGGGCGGCTATGCGGTGCCGCGCGAGATCGACGCGCGGATCGATGCGACTCTCGATGCGATCTCGCCGATCCGCGCCATCGCCAATGTGGTGAAGGTGGGGACGAGCGGCTATCGCAAGCTGGTGGCGAGCGGCGGCTTCGAAAGCGGCTGGGCGGCGGAAACCGCCGCGCGCCCGGCCACCACGACGCCGGTCTTCAACGAAGTCGCGCCGCCCTTTGGCGAGCTCTACGCCAATCCGGCGGCCAGCCAGGCGATGCTGGACGACGCGATGTTCGATGTCGAGGCATGGCTGGCCGGCGAGATCGCCCGCGAGTTCGCCGTCGCCGAGGGCGCGGCGTTCGTGGGCGGGAGCGGCGTCAACCGGCCCAAGGGCTTCCTGGCATCGCCCACCTCGACCGCGGCCGATGCGAGCCGGGCGTTCGGCACGCTGCAATATCTGGCGACCGGCGCGGCCGGCGCGTTCGCGGCCAATCCGGAGGAGAAGCTGATCGATCTGGTGCAGGCGCTGCGGCCGCCCTATCGCCAGGGCGCGCACTGGGTGATGAATTCGGCGACGCTGGCGCGCATCCGCAAGTTCAAGACCAGCGACGGCCAGCTGCTGTGGCAGCCGGGGATCGCGGCCGGCCAGCCGGCGACGCTGCTCGGCTATCCGGTGGTCGAGGCCGAGGACATGCCGGACATCGCCGCCAACAATTTCGCGGTGGCCTTCGGCAATTTCCAGGCCGGCTATCTGATCGCCGAGCGCGGCGAGACCCAGCTGCTGCGCGATCCCTATTCGAACAAGCCGTTCGTCCATTTCTACGCGACCAAGCGGCTGGGCGGCATGGTGAGCAATTCGGAAGCGATCAAGCTCCTGAAGTTCGCCGCGAACTGAGCCGGGAGAGCAGCCGATGGCAGACAGTTTCGCGAACCGGGCCGATGCGGTTTCGGACCCGGCGACAAGGGCGGTGGCGGTCGTGCCGAGCGACTCCGTGCCGCTGCCCGACATTCCCAAGGCGCTGTATGTGGGAAGCGGTGGCAACGTGACCCTGCGCGGGGCGGGCGGCGGTGCCGACACGGTGTGGAAGAATGTCGCGAGCGGCACGATCCTGCCGTTCCGCGCGCAATATGTGCGGGCGAGCGGCACCAGCGCCGCCGACCTGCTGGCGCTCTACTGATGGACGGCCTGTCGCTTTCCATCCCGGCGGTGGCGCGGCGGCGGGGATCGCCGCGCCCCGCCATCCCCGCCTCGACGCGGGTCGACCGCACCACCGGCACGGTGGATTCCACCCTGCGCACCACCGACAGGAGCTGAACATGGCCCAGCAGCGCATCAATGTGGGTGCCGCCGCCAATGACGGCACCGGCGATACCGAGCGTGCCGCCTGGATCAAGGCGAACGCCAATTTCGACGAACTCTATGACGGCCCCGCGCGGCTGCCGGTGATCGACAAGACCGCCGCCTACACGGCGACCGCCGCGGATTGCGGCCAATCGATCCGGGCGGACGCGAGCGACGGCGCCTTCGCCATCACCCTGCCGGCGAGCGCCGCGCGCGACGGCGATTGCCTGCGGGTGCAGAAGGGCGATGCCGGCGGCAACCGGGTGACGGTGCGCGATGCCGCGGCGAGCGATCTCGCCTGGCTTTCGGCACCGGGCGATTGCGCCTCGTTCGTCTGGCGGCAGGGGGCGTGGGAGGCGTTCGACTGGCGGATCGCGCCACTGCGGATCGTCTATGCCAGTTCCGGCACCAGCACCAGACCGCCGCTGGCCAGCGGCCTGGAGGTGATGGCGATCGGCGGCGGCGGCGGTGGCGGATCTGGGCGCTGCGGCGCCAGCTTCAGCATCCGCACCGGCGGGGCGGGCGGCAGCGGCGGGATGGTGCAGCTGCTGCGCTTCCCCGCCGCAGCCCATGGCGTGACCGAATCGGTGACGGTGGGCGCGGGCGGCACCGGCGGCCCCGCCGCGGGCATTGGCGCCGCCAACGGCACGGCGGGCGGCGCGGGCGGCGCGAGCCTGCTGGGCGGGCTGCTCCGCGCCGACGGCGGCAATGGCGGCGGTGCCGGCCAGACCGGCAACGCGCTTGCCGGCACGGCGCTGGCGAGCGGCACCTTCGCCCCGCTGGGCGGCGGCGGCGGCAGCACCTCGACCGCCATGTCCGGCACGGGCACCGCCGGGGCTACCGGCGGCGGCGCGGGCGGCGCCAGCATCGACGCGTCGAATGTGGTGCGACTGCCGGCGGCGGGGGGCGCGGGCTCGACCCATGCCGGCACCGCCATCGCCGGCGGCACCCCGGGGACATCGTTCAGCTTCGCCGGGGGCGGTGGCGGTGCCGCCGATCCGGCGCTGCATTCCGGCGGGTCCGGCGGCGGCGGCGGCTATACCGGCAATCTGATCGGCAATGCCGGCGCGGGCGGCGCCGGGGGCACGCCGGGTGGCGGCGGTGGTGGCGGCGGCGCCTGCGACCTTGGCTTTACCTCGGGTGCCGGCGGCGTTGGCGGTCGCGGCGAGGTGCGCGTCACCTGGACCTTCGGCTGAGGAGACGGACGATGGCAGTATATCGCGTGGTGGAAGCCGGGGCGGTGGTGAACCGGATCGAGTGGGACGGCGTGTCCTCCTATGATCCCGGCGACGGGCGCACCCTGGAGCCAGAGACGGAGCCCGCGCCCGCCGCAGCGTAGCGGCGTCCGCGCGACCCAATCAACGAGGGGAGACAGACAATGGACGCACCGCCCTTTCCGGCGGCGGCGATCGCGGACGCGTGCGCGGCGGTGAAGGCGTATCTGCGGATCGAGGGCAGCGCCTCCGATGGCGCGATCGCCGCCGCCGTGCAGACCGCTTTGGCGCTGGGCGAAAGTTTTACCGGCACCGCCTGGATCGCACGCAACTGGCAATGCTGGCTCAGCCGATCGACCGACTGGCAGCGGCTGCCCGTCGCGCCGGTGACGGCGATCGGCCCGGTGGAGCGCGTCGCCCTTGACGGCGCCGCGACCCCGCTGCCGGTGGACGCCTATACGATCGATCTGGATGCGCGCGGCGAGGGCTGGGTGCGGCTGATCGCGGCGAAGGAGTCGACGCGCGCGCGCGTGACCTTCGCCGCGGGGACGGCGGCGGGCTGGGGAGACCTGCCGCCGCCCCTGGCGCAGGGCACCGTGCTGCTGGCGGCGCATCTGGTGGAAGGCCGGGGCGATCCCGGCGTGCCGCCGGTCGCGGTGGTCGCCTTCTGGCGGCCCTGGCGGCGGCTGCAGCTGATGGCGGGGGCGCGGCGATCATGCTGGAGCAGCTGAACGCGCGCGGGGACGCCGCGGCACGCAGGCGGGCCGTGGCGATAGCCGAACTGCTGGCGGCGCAGGTGGGCGAGACCGTGCCCGGCGTGGACGTTTCCGTGGAAGGTACGACGGTAACGCTCGCCGCGCGGGGGCTGTGGCGGCGCTGGCTCGCCGATCCGGTGCTGCGCTGGCTGGGAGGGCTGCTGCGATGACGCCGCAGGAAGCGATCACCGGCGCGGTGCGCGCGGCGCTGGCGGGGCAGGCGGCACTGATCGCCCAGGTGAACGGCGTGTTCGACGCGCCGCCCGTGCGCGCCAGCCGGCCCTATCTGCTGGTCGAGGATCCGGTGCTGACCGACTGGAGCACCAAGGACCAGGACGGGCGCGAGGTGCGCATCGCCGTGCTGGTGCGCGACACCGGCCCGGCGCGGCAGCGGGCGCGTGCCTTGGCCGGCGGGGTGGAGGTGGCGATCGCGGGCATGGGCGCGGTGCTGGACGATGGCTGGCGGGTGGTGAGCCGCGCGCTGGTTCGCACCCGGATCGTGGCGGAGGACGAGACGAGACTGACGGCGGTGGTGGAGTTTCGGCTGCGGATGCTGCGGGGCGGGTGAGCCCCCTCCACCACCGCCTTTGGCGGCGGCCCCGTTCCCGGCTGCGCGGGAGAGGAAATGCTCTCTTCGCAACTCGATGCAGCGTAACAACAACAGGAGACCGACATGGCAGCGGAGAAGGGCAGCGCCTTTCTGCTCAAGGTGGGCAATGGCGCGACGCCGGTGGTGTATGCCACCGTGGCGGGGCTGCGGACGACGCAGCTTTCGGTGAACGGCGAGGCGGTGGCGATCACCAGCAAGGATTCGGGCGGGTGGCGCGAGCTGCTGTCCGGTGCCGGGGTGCGATCGGTAAGCGTGTCGGCGGCCGGTGTATTCACCGGATCGGCGGCCGAAGTGCGGGTGAAGGCCAATGCGCTGGCCGGCACGCTCGACGATTATCGGCTGAGCTTCGAGAGCGGCGAGACGATGACCGGGCGCTTCCTGGTCACCCGGCTCGACTATGCCGGCGATTTCAACGGCGAGCGCAGCTACACGCTGAGCCTGGAAAGCTCCGGCCCGGTGGTGAGCGCATGACCGGCACGGCGAATCCGGTGCGCGGCGAGGCGGTGCTGCCGCTGGGCGGCGTTGCGCTGGTGCTGCGGCCGAGCTTCGAGGCGCTGGTCGCGGCGGAGGCGGAGCTGGGGCCGCTGTTCGCGCTGGTCGAGCGGGCGGCGAGCGGGCGGCTGGCGCTGGGCGAGATGGTCGCCCTGTTCTGGCACTGCCTGAAGGCGGTGCCCGAGGGGCTGACGCGCGAGGCCTTTTCGGAAGGTGTGGCGGCCGGCGGGCTGGCGGCCGCCACGCCGGCGCTGAAGGCGCTGATCGGCCAGATTCTCGCGGGGCGATGATGCGCTTCGCCGATGCCGCAGGGCGGCTGGCGGGGCTGGCCGGCCTCGCCTTTGGCTGGAGCCCCGACCGGTTCTGGCGAGCGACGCCCGCCGAGCTGGCGGCGCTGGTGCAGGCGGCGGGGGGCGCGGACGGGGAGCCGCCGACGCCCGACCTGATCGCCCGATTGCAGGAGCAGTTTCCCGATGGATGAGGAAATCGAACGGCTGGTGGTATCGGTGCGTGCCGACACCGCCGGCTTTGCACGCGATGTGGACGCGATGCGGGGCACGCTGGAAGGGCCGCTGGAGGCGGGCGTGGACCGGGCGGGCAAGGCGATCGAGACGACGCTGCTGCGGGCGGCACGAACCGGCAAGATCGGCTTCGACGATCTCGCCAAGCTGGCCGTTCAGGCGCTGACGGAGATTGCCAAGGCCGCAATGGGCATCGGCTTTCCGGCGACGGGCGGAAGCGGTGCCGGGCCTGTCGGCGGCCTGCCGTCGCTGCTGCTGGGGCTGCTCGGCCTGCCTGGACGCGCGACCGGGGGACCGGTGAGCCCCGGCCGCCCCTATTGGGTGGGCGAGCGCGGGCCGGAGCTGTTCGTGCCGACCAGCGCGGGCCAGGTCGCCGCGCCGGCGCCGGGCGGCGGACGCGAGGTGCGCGTCTCGATCACCGTCAACGCCGCGGCCGATGCCGCGCCGCGCGCGCTGGCGCAATCGAGCCGGCAGGTGGCGCGGGCGGTGCGCAGCGCGCTGGCGGGGCTCGACTGATGGGCTGGTGGCTCGCCGATCGGCGGCGCGGCCAGGCCGAGGGCGTGATCAGCCGCTTCGATCCCGTCTATTGGACGGTCAACTTCCCCCGGCCGATGATGGCGAGCGTGGTGACCACCGCGCCCGATGCGTTGCGGGTGGACCTGGTATTCCAGCGGCGCGGCGATCTGGCGGGGTTGATCTGGGAGGCGGAGGACCGGCACGACCATCCGCTGCTCGCCTATGCGACGCGGCGGGACTTTCGCGACTGCCGGTTGCGGTTTCGCTGGCGCTCCTCGGGCGTGGTGGCGCTGGATGGCGTGCAGGGACCGGTGCTGACGATCGAGGGGCGCGACGCCGGCGGGGCGGCACGAACCTGGTATGTGCGGCTGTGGAACTATGCCAGCGGCGGCCCCGAGGATGCCGAGATCGAGCTCGATTTCGCCACGGTGCAAGGCGGCTTCCTGTTGCCGGACGAGGCGGCGCCGGTCTGGGCGGGGGATGTCGACCGGATGTTCGTCTCGCTGGTGCCGCCCGGCTATGTCGCCGGGGATGCCACCCCGGCGGCGGGCGAAGGCTGGGTGGAGCTTAGCGCGATCCGCTGCGAGGGGCCGGGATCGGTGCTGGCGATCGGCGATGTGGTGGTGCCCGAACATGGGCTGTCGATCGCGACCGGCTATGACGATGCGTATAACCAGACCCCCGCCCGGCTGCTGCGCAACATGCTGCAGCTCGGCTATCGCGGCGACATCCTCCATTATGTGGGGATGAGCCATTATTTCCGGCTCGAGCCGGCCTCGTGTGGCTTCTATGCCAGCCTGGCCGGGGGCGCGCTCAACCGGGCCTGCGCGGCCTGGCATGGCGATTTCGCGGCCCGTGCCAAGGCGCTGGGCTATGGGGTGATCTGGTCGCTGAGCTATGAGCTGCTCGATCAGCATTGCTGGGGCGACTGGAAGCAGCGCGCGGCCGATGGCAGCCCGGCGCTGACCGGTTGGGATCCGCCGTCGACGCTGCTCTCGCCGGCGCATGCCGGGGCGATGGCCTATCTGCGCGCGGTGGCGCTGGCCTTTGTCGGCATCGCGCAGGGCGCGGGGCTGGCGGTGCAGTTCCAGGTCGGCGAGCCCTGGTGGTGGGTGATGGCCGATGGCCGGCTGTGCATCCATGACGCGGCGGCCGGGGCGGCGCTGGGCAATCCGGCGGCGCAGAATCTGCGGGGTGCGGTGGATACCGCCGTGCTGGATGCGGCAGGGGCGCTGCTGGCGGCCTCGACGCTGGGCTTGCGGGATGCCGTGAAGGCGGCGGCACCGGCGGCGACGGTGTTGCTGCTCGCCTATCTGCCCACCGTGCTCGATCCCGCCATGCCGGAGGCGAAGCGGGCCAACCTGCCGCTTGGCTGGGCATCGCCTGCCTTCGATCTGCTGCAGCTGGAGGACTATGACTGGGCGGCGGCGGGCAATGCGGCGGCGTCGGACAAGGCAGTGGCGGCGACGCAGGCGCGGCTCGGCTATCCCCCGGCGCGGCAGCAGTATCTCGCCGGCTTCGTGCTGCGCAGTGCAGACAAGGCGCAGTGGCGGGCGATCGCCGAGGCGGCGGCGCGTGCGCGATCGCGCGGGGTGGCGGCGACCTATGTGTGGGCGCTGCCGCAGGTGGCGCGCGACGGCTTCACCCATTTCGACCAGGAGGCGGATGTGACGCCCTTTGACGACCTGCTGTTTCCGATCGCGCTGGGGCGCGAGGCGGAAGTGGCGCCCGAACTCTCGACGGCGATCGTGACCAGCGCGGGCGGGGCGGAGCGGCGCAACGCGGCCTGGGCCGAGGCGCGGACGCGGTATGACGTCGGCCCCGGCGTGCGCTCCGAGGCGGACATCGCGGCGCTGCTCGCCTTTTTTCGGGCGCGGATGGGGCCGGCGCGGGGCTTTCGCCTGCGCGACCCCTTTGATTTCGAGGGCAGGGACGAACCGCTGGGCACAGGCGACGGTGCGACCGCGCGCTTCCAGCTGGTGAAGACCTATGGCGAGAGCGTGCGGCGGATCACCCGGCCGGTGGCGGGCACCGTGGCGGTGAAGCTGGCGGGCGTGGCGACCACCGCGTTCACGCTGGGCGCGGGCGGCGTGGTGACGCTCGATACCGCGCCGGCGGCGGGCGTGCGGGTGACGGCGTCGTTCGTGTTCGACGTGCCGGTGCGCTTTGCCGAGGACCAGCTGCGGGTAAGCCGCTCGACCTTCCTCGCCGGCGTCGCGGCGTCGGTGCCGCTGGTGGAGATCCGCGAATGAGCTGGCTGGAAGGGGCGCTGACCACCGTCACCCTGTGCTGGCGGATCGAGCGGTGCGATGGGGTCACGATCGGGCTTACCGCGCATGACCGCGACCTGATGCTGGACGGGCTGCTCTATCGTGCCGCGCCCGGGATGACGCCGAGCGCCGTCGAGCGCAGCGCGTCGCTGGAGGCGGACAGCATGGATGTGCACGGGGCGCTCTCTGGCGAGGCGATCTCGGAGGCCGATCTGCTCGCCGGGCGCTGGGACGGTGCGCGGGTGGCGCTGTTCGCGACCGACTGGACCGCACCCGAGGCGACGGTGCCGCTGGGCACCGGCACGATCGGCGGAATCGAGACGCGGGACGGCACGATCACCGCCGAGCTGCGCGGGCAGACCGCGGCGTTCGATGCGCCGGCGGCGGAGGCGACTTCGCCGGATTGCCGGGCGACGCTGGGGGATGCGCGGTGTCGCGTGGCGATGGCCGAGCGGCGGCGGTTCGCGCGGGTGCTGGCGGTGGCCGAGTCGGTGGTGACGGTCGATGCGGCGGAGCCGTCGGCCAATGCCTATGGCGGCGGGCGGCTGCGCTGGTTCGGCGGTGCGAACAGCGGGCTTGAGGATGCGATCGCCGCGTCCGACGGCGCCGTACTGACGCTGCGGCGCCCGCCGCGGTTCGCGGGCGTGGGGGCCTTGGTCGAACTGGTCGAAGGCTGTGACGGGCGGTTCGAAACCTGTGTTGCCCGCCATCACCTTTTCTTGGTCGCAAACATCCTGTAACAGCCTGAACGGCAAGGATAATTCTGCGGTTCGAACGCCCTCATTCCAGTCATATTCCAGATGAGAGCCTAGGGTGAGATTCAGCACGATACGCTTGTCCTCGAACGTGCCATTACTCCAAAGATTCCAAGGGTTTGCGATGAACTCGAAAGCGGTTCGAAAAGTCGCGTCATAGTCGGTTGCGACAGTGCCGCATGACGACACTTTTCCGTCGAGAACCAGCTTTTCCAGCTCCAGCTTTTCGACCTCGCTTTCCAAACGGGCGATCACAGAGCGGCTTTCCGATTCAACGATCTTGTCGAGAATCTGGCCGATCTTCTTCTCGATCAGGGATGCTTCGCGCTTGAACGCTGCGCGGCCCTCGTGCGCTTTCGACTCCGCCTCATTCCAACGCTTGCGGAAAATTTTCGAAAACAGATTGAGCAGTTCCGGGCGCGGCGTCAGCTTGGTTAGCATCCCCTCGAATGCGCTTTCAACCGTATCCCGCTTCACCGACTTGCCGAAGCGGTCGCATCCGCGATGGCGGCAGACGTAATAGGGATAGCGACCGTTACGTCCCTTGGTCCAGTTTGCGGTCATGGGGTGATTGCAATCACCGCAGGTGACAAAGCCGCGCAGCGGGAAATCGACATGGATGTCGGAACGAGTCGGCGCGAGAGGCTTGCCCGCAATCCGCTCCTGCACCTGATGAAAGGTCGCAAGCGAGATGATTGCCTCGTGCTGTCCCGGACGCAGTGACACGTCCCAAGCGTCGCTCTGGACGTAGCCCGCGTATATAGGATGGGTCATGATCCGGTGCGCCTGCTGGTTCGTCAGGTGCCCGTGACGTGTCACCGGAAAGCCCGCATGTGACTCAAAGAACCGCTTTACCTCTGCCTTGGATTTGAAGCGACCGGACGCGAAGCCCGTCAGCCCCTCCTCAATTATGGACGCAAGCGGCTCGACGCGAACAAGGATGCTACCTCCTGCTCTGCTCTTCTCGTAGCGGTAGCCAATCGGCGCGTTGAAGACCCAGAACCCGCCGAGCATTCGTGCCCGCATACGGTTCTTGGCCTGCTCGCCATTTTTCTGGCGCTGGTGCTGGGCAACGCTCGCCAGAAGATGCTCAATGAGGATGCTGTCAGAGTCCGAGCCGAACTCAATGGATGGCGACTCCAGAGTCGCCCCGGCCCGGAAAATCAGCTCCTTCAGATCGAAGTGATTGCGGACATCGCGAGCCATGCGGCTGATGTCGTCGATAATGACGACCAATCCCGAATTGCTTCGCGCATTGCGGATGAAGGCCAGCATCTCATCGAAGCCGGGACGTTGCGCCAGTTTACCCGACACGTCGTCGGTAAAGACGCCCACGACCTTGTGACCGCGATGCTTCGCATATTCGCGACAACGGGTCTCTTGCGAGGAAAGGCCGTTGCCCTCTCTCGCCTGCTTCTTGGTGCTGACGCGGCAGTAGATGACTGCCTGTTGGTTGGTTTTTCTGGTCATGGCGCTAACTGCCTCTTGCGGCCTTTGGTGTTGATCGCGCCCTCACTACGGAGGTCAACAAGCTCCGAAACCTCGGATTTCGGCAGGTTAGCACGACTTTCCGCGCCATTAAAAGCATAGTTTGCGCGCTCGGTTAGCGATAATTGAACAGAGGATTTCTTGAATCGCTGATCGATAAAGGACAATGCAACTGAGTCGAGAAAGTGGATCAGAAGATTGACGCGATCTTGAGAAATAGAAATGCCCCAAGTTCATTGCGAAGCTCCTGCATTTCTTCCGGCGACCACATTTTCATCAAACCCGTCCCCGCCGCTACAGCGGCGCTCGATTGAGCATGGTCAGGTTGATCTACGAGCGCGTAATGCCGCTCGCGGGGGGATAATCGAATGCCCCCTAGCCATTCCCCTAAATATCGGGCGTCCCTCACGCCCTTATTATTTTTGCCTTCCGCTATCGCGTTCAGCCTATTGTTACATCGTAACATCAACGAAAAAGGGGATGCAATTTTCTCATGTGTTGCGTTGCTTCATGCATTCGGCTGTATGCGATAAAGCGCCAGCACGAATTCGATATGCTCAGGTAGAGCCGTCACCGTCTGACGCAACGTCCACGCTTTCACCATTGAGCCGTTGAGACTGTGGGGCGACGATGTTGCCTTGTCGAGAATTCTAGCGGCGGAAATCCCGGTCCGCTCGATTTCGTGGCGCAAAGCGTAGAACTCCGCTCGACTGATCTTGCGATACCCGTCGCGTCGCGGCGATGGGTTATTCTCTCGTGCTTCACGAGGCGACTTGTCAGGCAGACCGGACAAATGACCGATGAGAAAGTCCCAGTGATCCGCGCGCACCGTTCGCACGCTCCCACGACGTAGCGCCACCAGAACGCCAAGCGTCAAACCTGCCGGGGTCGCTTCATACCTCGCCAGACCTTCGACCGATTGCCCCGTTCGCTTCAGCTCACCCTTGAAGCGGGCAACCATATCGGGTGTGATGTCGATACGACGATCATCGCGTCGCCCTCGCGGGCCACTTTTCGATTTATGCGCTACGCCATCCGGGCAATCCGCAGCCGATGGCAGGGCTGCCAATGCGGCGCAGACAAATTTCAGGTGATCGACGCGCGCCGAAGGCGATGTGCGCAACCATCCATTGACGGTTCGGGCATCGAGACCGAGGGGCAGATCGCGCCGCCCCTTGAGCAGCAGGCGCGCAGGTACGCCAGTGCGTCGAAACTCGGCTTTCAACGCCATTCGCAGGGGCTGTGTCAGGTCGATGATGGCTGCATCGCTTGAATAGCTTTGCAGAGCTATCAGGTCTTCAAGGGTCACGTGAAAGGATACAACTGGATAGATAAAATTTTAGATAAATTTGCCGCTAATTGTAGGTAAAAATAATAATGCCTTATTCATAACCCGCTATTCTGTGTCGCATGACAGTAACACCTGAACAGCAAGGCCGGAATGATACCAGAAGCGATGCTTCTGCTGCAAACTTGTTCGAAGGCGGTGCGCTTGGCTTCATGGATCGCGTCGGCGACGCGATGACAAAGCGCTTCGACGAAATGTATTCGTCAGAGAATTTGCACAAGATGATGGATAAGGCCTTGGAAAATCTCCCGCCCGAAATCCGCGAGGGGTTGAGCCAGCTTTTCAATGCGCTGAGCGGTGCGCTATCCGGCAACGATCCGGCGAAGAGCCAGGAATATGAAACCATCAAGGAAGTGTACGGCACGGGCGGGACCGATAACGAAGCCGTGCGCATGGCGTCCAATTTTGCCCAGCGGGACGATGCCCAGTTCGCAGCAGCCGTAACCATCGGCAACGGCAGCGGCGCGATCACGGAAGTGAACGGCATCCAGTATGTGAACGGCAAGCCCGTCAACGACAGCGACGACGACGACGCTGAGGCCTTGGAGGAAATGGCCGATCAGATGGAGCGTGAGCGCAAGTGGTCGGAAGAGACGCATCGCTTCGGCGACGTGGAAATGTCCGGGGACGAGTGGGAAGAATTGAGCGAACAGCTTTCCGGGAACACTCCGCTGCGCAAGCGCATGATCGAACGATTGATGGCGCAGGGACAATCCCAGAAACAAGCGGAAGAGACCGTCGATAAGGCGGCTGAAGTTTCGCACATCATGAATGTACCGGAATCGCAGCGCACCCCAGAGCAGCGACGGATTCTGACCGAGGCTGAGAAAAAGCCGGGCGTTGCTCAGGTGATAAAATGGGGTGCTGAAGCCCGTAGCAATGAGGTTTCCAGAGATGAAAGCTATGCACCGATGGGAGCTGACAGAAATGTTTCTGTTCAAAACAGAACCGACGCATTCGCCTCCGATATTGATCTGTCAGGCGCAGGAATGAGAAGGTCGATTTCTAACGAAGGCACCACCCATACATTTCCCTCTGCGCCAGATTTGACAGCGGCCCATGCAAAGGCTGTGGCTGCAACCGAGCCTCTTGAGCGCGGTCCGCAGCAAATTGCAGCGGCGACCGTTAAGCCGCCAGCGCCAGCCGCAAACATGAGTGGCTTGGACGTTTAATTCCCGCCGGGAGCGATACCGCGCACATCGAGGGCAGCCAAAGCGGTGCCGCGAGCGCGCTCAAGTCCGGCAGGAGTGTAATCCAGTGTACCCAAACGAACGAGTAATAGCGGTTCGCCGTCCGCCTTGCGAGCATAGATTGCGCCGACGCGTGCAGGCACATTTCCGGTAAGCACCATTGGAAGACCGATGCGCTCAGTCCCGTCCTTCGCGCGGTGAACCGTATCAGCGACGACCATAGGGCGCGCGCCTACCTTCGCGTCTGCTCGCAGCATGTCGTCCATCTTGCCACCGAGGAGGGCCTGTTGGGGAATTTCCGACCGTGCCGCATCAAAAATGCGTACGTTGGTCAGCTTGGCTGCGACGCACATGCTTGTTGAAGTTTGAGAGCGGGAGCGGTCGCCTTCGAGTTGGTAGCCGATTGATCCATCGGCGTTGGAGGTTACGGCGTTCGCGTATTCATCGACAGCAAGGCCGCCATCTCTCTGCGCGTCGTTGCGGAGCGAGAGACGGTCGCCGATAATCATGGTCCGCTGGCCTTCGGCTTTCAGCGCGGCGTTCATTTCCGCCATCGGAAGACACTGCTTTGCGTCCATCGCCATTGCAGGGGCGGAACACGCCATAGCCGCAGCCATCGTTGCACCAAATGCTGAACGCAGAACCGTTGATCTTTTCATCTTAGCCTCGAAATATTGATCGTCCAATCACACCGTCTGGCCCGTCAATTCTCGGCTTTGTCTGCTGGCTTTTGCCAGTCTCTAATCCCATCGTTTATGGGATCGAATTTTCTTCTTTTCTATTTCGATACGTGGTATCTCTTTTTCCAAGGAAAAGCGGCTTTGCGGTCGTTTCATGGGGCGGAGAAGGCGGCGGTTGCCGCCAGTCCCATAAACGATGGCTCCTGAGACCAAGCCGGACACCAGAAAGCCATGACCGCCAAAGCGTTAACGCCCGCCGGGGCAGAACCCGGTCGCCTGATAGGCTATGCCCGTGTCAGCACCCAAGACCAGAACCCCGCCCTTCAGCATGACGCCCTGCTGGCGGCAGGGTGTCACGCCCTCTACGAGGACCGGATTTCGGGCCTCTCCCGCTCCCGCGAGGGGCTGGACGGGGCCTTGGCGGATATCCAGCCCGGCGACAGGCTCGTCGTCTGGCGGCTTGATCGACTTGGCCGCTCCTTGCGCCACGTCATGACCGTGATCGAAGAACTGACCGAGCGCGGTGCTGGGGTCGTCAGCCTGTGCGAAAATCTGGATACAGAGACGGACGCAGGCCAGCTTTATTCGACCGTGCTGGCCATGATCGCCCATGTCGAGCGCCGGATGATCGTGTCCCGGACCAAGGCCGGGCTACAGGCCGCCAAGGATCGCGGCGTTCGCCTTGGACCCAAACCAAAGATGGATATGGATCAGATTGCAGAGGCACGGCGGCTGGTGAATGGCGGCATGAAGGCTGAGGCTGTCGCGGCCCGCTATGGCGTGGGCCGCTCTACTCTCTTCCGAAATTTTGATAAAATTGCGCACCTGAGCAGGATGTAATGTAGAAATTTGTAGCTAAAACTGGGACGGAAGATGTAGTATCCGCGTAATATGCAAAATAAACGTGGAGATTTAGTTATAAGATGGGCGCACTGAGTGAAGAATTTAATAAAGACTGGCTGGAATTTAAAACAAGTCCTGATGCGGTTGTAACGGTCAGATCATTAGGTTCGGTCACGAGTGACGGAAAGGAGATTTTTCCGACTGTTGAGCTTGACCAAGCTGATTTGAATTACCCAATCCACAACGACCTGCTGCACGAATGGCACAAGGAAAACGGAGAAATCCACCGCGTCGATGGTCCAGCGATCATTATTCGTGACCCCGAAAACCCGGAACCGCCGCTGTTTGAGGGCTGGTATCGACATGGAAAGCTTCACCGTGAAGACGGCCCCGCTATCACACGACGAAAAGGTGCCTGTCTTGAACAGGAATGGTGGCAAAATGATGTGCTTCACCGCGAGGACGGGCCAGCGGAGCTATGGTTGGACGAGAACGGAGCCGAAAGATTTCAAAGATGGTCTCGAAACGGCGTCGAACATCGCGAGGGCGGTCCAGCCTATATTTCCAAAGACACCCGTACTGGTGTTGAACATCAAGAAATATGGATCAAGAATGGCGAGTATCATCGTATCGATGGACCAGCTTTCATACTTCGTGACTCAGTGACTGGCCAAGTTACCGAAGAACAATGGCGGAGAGACGGTGAGCCTTTCAGGCAGAACGGACCAGCCACCATATGCGGTCACGCTGGCCAGAAACCGTATCTGGTCGATCATTACTTTATGAACGGCGTCCCTATCGACCGACCTCGCGAGCTGGATCAGATAATATTGCCGAAGGGGCCAAAGATTTAGCCTCTCCCAAGCGCGTGATTATATCCGGCCTGAGGGCGGTCGAGCATGGAGTTCGCCGCCCTTTCTATTTTCATGAGCCGCTTGGATTGCCGCTGACGAATAAGGGCATCTGCCGCGCGCATGAGATGCGCCTTGCGATCATCTGCCACGCCGTTGGGGCGGAACTCCATTCTCTCACCATCGCGCGCGAGCAGCCGACCATATTGCCGATTGGTCCACTGTTGGCGGTGCTCGTCGAAATGCGCCTCAGCTTTGGCGCTGATGCGGTCCGCCTTCGCGCTTATCTCCGCCGCCCGTTCCGGCGTCACGGAGGACGATACAGCACGCCCAGCACTCGCGGATGCGAAGCGAGAACTTATGGCAGGTGCCGCCGAGCCGTCCCCTGTCAAGTTCCCGCCCCCTTGTGCAGATCACGAACGTCAAGGATTTGAGTTTTCCAAGGATCGACAACAAAGAAGGGAATGCGCTCGCAATCGAAGAGATGAGGCATCCCTACGACGCGCATGATTTGCCGACCGTCTCCGACTTTGAGAATATCCTCGGACTGCATGACCGCGCGCTTGCTTTCACCGAGATTGGCTCCCGCGGATTCCACCGTCCCGCCGCTGCGGTTCATGCCGTGCATCAGCACCGTGCGATTGCCGCTCCACTTTTCTATGTCGGACATGAGGTCAGGATCAGCGACGCAACTCGTGTTGAAGATCGCCGCCATATCCTCGAAATCCTTGACCGCTTCCCGCGACCATTTCGCTTCCAGCGAATGGCGACCCTGCGCGAAAATCCACGGCTGCAAACCCTTGCCGCGATACAGGTGGAGCATTTTGGTTATGCTCTTCGATGGCGGAAGCTGGGGAAACTCATCGAGAATGAGGGTGGTCGGAACCGGGCCGCGTTCCCGCGCGACGGTTTCGATCAGATGGCTGACGATGAGGCTGACCCACGGCGCGACTGCGCTCAGCTTGCCGCTCGGGGCCATGAGATAGACGGTGTGCGGCTTGTGCTTCAGCGCCGCGAGATTGACATCGTGAGCGGCAGTGGCGCGTTCGAGACTTTTCCCCGGCTCGAACACGTTGAGCGCGTCGATGCAGGCAGAATTATAGGCTTCCTGCTGCTTGGGCGCACTCACTGCCGTCGCCTGCACGGCATGGGCGCGGCGCTCGATGCCCTCGACGCCGCAGGTCGTCATCATGGCGAACGCCATGTCCGTATCCATCGTCGATGAATTTACGAAGCGCCACAGACCGCCGAGATTGCAAAGCTCCGGCTCGAACAGCGCGAGATATTCCATTCGAAGCGCGAGCATCCGTCGAGCGCCGCTTCCAACCCAATCTCCGTTCTGATCCTTGGGCGATGGAGGTATGAGAATATGAGCAATCTCGTCGGCTTCGGTGTCGATCTGTTCGCCTGAGCGAACGATGTCGATGAGGGTATGCAGCGGATTGATCCGCGCATTCGGCAGGCCGTGCAGCCCGAACGGATTAAGATAGACAATCTCGTGACCGAGATTGTCGCGCCGATGGTCATGGCTTGCCCAGCAGTTTTCTCCGTCTTTCAGGTCGATGACGACCAGCGAGCGGTTGCGGCTGTGCGCCAGATTGGGGAGAATGAAATCTCTGCCCTTTCCCGTCCCGGTGCGAGCATATGTCAGAAGCGGCGCATCGCCGCTGAAAAACAAGGGGCGCTTGTGCAGCGCCCCGAGAAAGAGTCCATTGGGATCGAAGAGATTGGCAGCTCTGGCGTCCTGCAAATCTGCCAGACGCCCGTTGCCCAGAACCCCGGAGGCCTGTTTCGTCGCGATGATCGCGCGCGCTATCTCTGCCTCCCGGCGCGAGGCGTTCGCATGGTCCGCTTCGACGGTACGCTGATGCAGGGCCATAAAGCCCTGCATCCCGCGCCAGAGATGGCCGCTGCGCATTATTGCGACGAGTCCAGGAACGTCGCCTCCGCGCCGAATTTCGGCAGCGGCGGCAATTGAAGCGGCTTGATCTTGCCAAGCTCCGACCGAACCTCCTCCGGGGTTGGCAGAGGGTTTTCTTCGTCTTCCAGTTTCACCTGTACCCCGGCGCGCGTAGCGGCCAGCAGCTCGTCGGAAAGTTCAGAGCCGAGATTGTCAGCATATCGAAGCGCAGAATCTCCAGCGCCCTCTTCGAAGCCGTTCGCGATCCTGCCCCACAAACGGGTGAGATTTATGACGGTGTTATCCGTCTGCTGACGCGCTGTGACCTGCCCCATCACATTCTGCACGTAGGCATTCTGCATCTGCATCAGCGCAGACTTCACCACCTTATTCCGCTCATAAGCGGCAGAAAAATTGCCAAGGACACCTTCGGTCGCGGCCTTGTATTCCTGCTCGTGCTGCGCGACAGCGAGCTTCGCATTTGCCGACCACAGTTCGAGCTTTGCCTGCTGTTGCAATTCAGACGCCTTGACGGCAGCGGTAACGCGGGCGTCATAGGTGCCCATGATCGTGCTGGGACGATACTGCGGCGGCGCATAGGCTTCCGCCGCGAAGAACACGCCGCCCGCCATCAGGAAGGCAGTCGTCGTTTTGACAATCGACGGGATGACGAAGCCGCGACGCGGTACGTCAACATAGCGAATTTGAGGTCCGGCATTGTGGCTTTCGATCACGGCATTGCCGTTTTCTGAATCGTCGCCAGTATAGTCGATGCGGTAAGTCATGATTTGTCTCCGGCTGCTGTGTGGAGATTTCTTTTCAGAAAGCTGGACCGCCATCGGGGGGATAACGGTCCGGCGTGAAAGTCAGGAAAGAACGGGAGTGCCGTTGATCTTCATCGCAGCGTCCCACAGCGCGAGACGGAGCAGCATCGAATGCCTGACCCTCCGCTTCGGCGGATCGGCAACGAAGCGCTTCACGTCGCTATTCCATGTACCGGAAGCGTCCAGCCCATAAGACCGATCAACGATGTCACTATCGACGTAGAGACGCCGACCGTCCCAGTCGTAAATGACGCCTTCAAACGTGTAGATTTTATCGGCGAGCCAATCGGTCGTCTTGATCCGGGAAAGGTTAAGCCTGCCGATCTTGATCGACAGCGCATAAAGAAAGTCGAGGCTCAGCAGCCGCTCACGGCTTTCGATGTAGATTTCCAT